GTCTTTGTTTGATTTTCTTTTTTCTTTCCAAGACAGCCCAATTAAGTTCCAATCTGTAACTTCCTTTTTAAGTTCTACAATTTTTTCTTTTTTAGACTTTTTGGTATAGTCAAATATTGAAGCACTATTATCATTCCACCAAACATTTTCATTTTGGAAAAAATCTATTTCATCGTCGGCTGAAAGGTAAAATTTTACATCATCACAAATAGCCGATTTGATATCTATTTCAGTAACGTAAAGTTTTTGTTCTGTAATAACGTTAAATTTTTGCAATAAGACTGCACCGACAATTTGATCAAATGGGTCATCTGGTAATGGACAAACCTTGAGTCCAGCTTTTAAATATAAATCAATGGTTTTTGTTTCTTTTGCATTTACAAAGATGGAATTTTCTAAACACTCATTAATTAAATATTTGATTCGTTCCAATGCAATGTTTTGTTCTCTATTATCTTCGGTGTTAACTAACATTGTCAAATTTATTTCATAACTATTAATTATGAAAATGCCTTCGAAATGAACTGCGGTATTAAAAACAAAATCTCTGGAAACTTTTGCACTCATTTTTTATCTTTTTCAATGCTTATCTTGCTTGCAATTTTTTGTTTACTAATTAATTCATCCATTTTTTTGTTGTACTCTGTTCTATAACTATCGATAACCATTTGCAATTGATGGATCAATGCGCCGTTGCCAGTTCTATAAGCAAACGTTAGTTTGTTATTTAAATCAGATATTGAGGTTTGGAGATCCTCTAATGATTTTTCTGATAAGTTAGTTACAAAAGGATGTTGCATCCGTCGTATTTATTACCAAGAATTTAGTGCTACTCTTTTCCAAATATCAGACCCAACATAAGAGGTAGCACTAAAATTATTTCCTGCTGTCCATGCACCTAATGTAACTGTAGAATCAGCAACACCATTTGTTCTACTTCTTGCGATAGTAATAGATGTACCGTCTGGTATTGTTTTCACGTAATAGACTATGCTTGAAATAATGTTTGTGTTAGCCTCATCAGTATCACCTGTGAAGATTACAGGAGAATTAACAACTAAACTTGTAGTGTTATCTAACACAACAACATTTGTAGACACAGTATATGTTAATCCAGTTGGAGTGCCTGCAGTTGTTGTAACGCCTGCCCCACCTACCGTTGTTGATAATGTAAATGTTGTAGAACCGTTGGTTGCAACAATATAATATGTTGTAGGATCAGTATAACCTGTTATGCTTCCTGTACCGCCAAACGTGCCGGATATAACAACTGGTTGTCCTACAACTAATGTTTCAGCAGCGGCAGAGCATGAAAACTGTCCTGCAGTACCAGTTATGATTACACTTGATAATGTTACAGTTGGTATAGTTTGAGAAACAGTTTTTGTATACTCAGTTGAGTTATAATCTTGTGTTGCAACATAAAAATATTGCACTGGATTTGCGTACATTGTGCCAGATGCTGCTGACAAGTTTACGTTTGAACCACCTGCACTTGTTGCAATTGTAAAATCGGTTGACGATGGTATAGCCGCCACATAGTATGTGGTACCTGCTGTGATGCCACCAAACGTTGTACCTGTAAATACAACAGGTTGATCAACATATAATGTAGAAGTGTCAGATGTAGAAATTCTATCATTTGCATATGTGTTAGATACAGTTAATTGTACAGCGCCGGGATCAACACATGTTGTACCTACCACATCTCCCTGAAAACCTTTGGGTGATGGAGCACGTTGTTGAATTTGTGTTGTTTGTCTAGGTCTGTTACTTGGACCCATGACAATCGTATTGCCGCAATCTAATGTGCTAAAATTGAAATTTAATTGGCTAACACCATATGGTATAGAAACATTGCCTTCTCCTGCTCCACCGCCATAGTTTTCAATAGTGGTCAAACCAAAATTGTTATTAGAATAAACGACTTCAGTTGGAAAACTAATCTTAGCCAGTGTATTACTTATAGACAATTGCAACTGTACATTGCTTTGTGTACCGTATGGAGCCCAACTACCAAACTGTAACTGAACATCCCCTGCTATGGTACCATATTGTAGATCACCAAGTGATGCGTCAATCAACACAGTGCCAGATAATGCATTACCCAAATTGTAAGAAGTTGCTCTAAAACTACGTGTTGATGCATTGCTAATCAAAGTATTAGCCATGTCATTGTTTACAACTGTATTGTTTAAAGCACTTTTTACAACAACTTTATTTTGAAGGTCAGATAACTCATTGCCAGCAACATCGAGGTTATTCTTTATTGCAGCAAAGTTATTTCTAAATCCCTGAGAACTGTTATTTTGCCCAGGAATCGGATAATTTACATCTATACCGTTTGTGTTTATTGAACTCATATTTTATATTCCGTATAGTATTTATTATTGACTTTCGTTGGGTAAAATAGTTTGTCTAGGAAACAGCACATAAAAATCTTGACTGTCCAATGGATCTGGTACAGGAGTTGCACTTGGTAATCCTGTCCAAGCCGGAGGACTTGTATTCTTATCATAGTTATAAGTAATACTTTTATTAACTGTAAATCTATCAATTTTAAAATTAATTTGATTTAACTTGTAGGGTAAACCATCAGGCTTCAACCAAAGGGTATTTATATTATTTTTGATTTGTTCTGCATAGCCAGGTTTAGTATAACAAATTACCCAAGCTTGTGTATACCCTAGTGTACTCCCATTCTCTTGTTGACTTGTCATCCATAATGGTAACAAACTACTATCAAATTCTTGACCTAACTCTTGTCCAACTCTAGTACGCATATTGAATAAACTATTTGGGTATAATTGTCTAGCGAAACCAGGGGATAAACTTGTATAGTATTCTTGTCCCAAAATGTCTGCATAACTAGTGAAAATATTCGTAACACTTGTATACCATGGACCTAAAAATAAATTTATAGGTCTAGGCCAATAAATTTCTTCACTTACACTTATACCTTGTGGGTTCTGTAAATTGTCTATAACTTGGCTGTACACAACTTCATAAACTACGTCGCCTGCTTCGTTTCTAGCTTGTGCAGTTTTTAATTCACCTAACGTGATATTTCTCCAATAATGATTTTTTGTAACAGCAGCTATGTATTCATCTATGTCACTCGCAAAAATACCATATGCATGTTCATAAATTACATCGGTAGCTTTGCCAAAATAAACATCATTTGGTCTGTATAGATATTGTGTGGGTATTAATGTTTCACTTAAAGAACCTTCTAGTAAAGTATCAATTATTTGTCTATCTGCTAAACTAGGAGTAGCCTTAATATATAAAATATCAGTTGGTTGAATGTATTTCTGTAAAACAGTTAAGTTAAACTCTCGTTCAGATAGTACAACTGGATAGGTTGGGGAGTATGCTTGAATTGTAAAAACAAAATCAGTTTCAACATTTTGACCTAATAATTGACTTGTAGGTTGATTTGCTACGTATCCTGTAATTTCTCCGTTAGACAATAAAGTTAAATTAGGTGGCAATGATGATCCTGGTTTAAGTCTATAAGATAACGTTATATCAGATTCAGCCACGACACTTTTTGTGCTAACTGTTCCATTAAAAATAACTCCTAAATCAGAAGGGGTTATCCATTCTATATCTCCTGTTATTTCGTTAGATATTCTAAATGTAAATGTAAAGAAAGGAGATTGTATACTGCTATTAGCTGTTTTGTATACCGCTACACTAAAACTGAATTCATTGATACCAGCTGAAGTAAGCACTGGTGTTCCTCTTATCCAACCTGTGTTGGTATCACCTATAAGACCTAAAGGCAATCCTGTGTATACATATGATATTTGATTCCCATCAAAATCATGACCAATTATTTTAAATGCAAAAAAATTATCACTTGTAATTCTGCCAATAAAAGCAGGCACTGTTAATGGATATGTGTTGTAACCACTGCCTGCAGGTGGGAACAGATAATAACCATAATATTCGTTAGAGTTATTTAAATTAAAAGTTTCGGGTCTAGTATTAAAAATTGTAGGAATTCTAGAATTCGCAGGAGTACCTAAACCACCCAATGTTGTTGATAAATTTTGATTACGTACAGTTATACTAAAAGATTGAATTTCGCCGCCTAATGGACTGTCTAATTTTAAACTAAAGTTATAAGTCGTAAGAGTTGGCTGACCCACAGAAGTTGAAGCTATATTAGTTGTCATAAAACCTGAACCGCTAGCTAAAATTAAAGTAGGTCCATTAGGAGTAGTAGATATTGTATATTGAGTCGCACTTATGACAGACTTAATATAATATGTAAATCCAGCTTCTAAACCTCCAAACACATCTATTCCAGAAAAAGAAATAGCTCTACCAGGTGCAAATCCTGTAGTGCTTATACATGTCAATATATTTGTTGTTTCTGTAATTGTAGTTGCAGTTGTAATAGCTGGCAATGTAACATTAACAATGGGAGGAGCTGCGTATCCTCTTATTAAACCATCACTATTAATTTCTAATCCTGGCGGAAGAGTACCTTCTAGTAATCTAATAGTGTATGGATTTGTTGTTAAAGGATTATCAACTGATAGTTGTAATGACACCCAAACACTATCGGGAGTATCTAAAATAGAACCGGCTGGGGTGTTAAAGGAAGGTATTGCAGACCCTGATATTGTTATATTGAAAGTTCTATCACGTATATTGGCATTATTATCTGTTGCTCGTATTGCAAATGTTGATGTTATTTCTTCAGTAACCAGTGCAGGAGTTCCAATTATTTCTCCATCTAAAGTAAGACTCAAACCATTAGGAAGACTACCACTTATTAGTCTGTAGGTAACGGAAACGGAAGGTGCTACTGCCTGTGCTTCTAATTGCAAAATTAAAGGCAAATTTGACGGAAACGTTCCTAATGAGTAAACTGTCTGATTGACTACTCCAGAAGGTGTAATCCAATTTGGTTGTGCCATATTAATGTGCGCCTAAATGCTGTAATGCTAAATGATAATGATGTTGCCTATCGGCTAAACCAATAGTGCCGCCGTTTATGCGTTTAGTTAGTGTAATAAAATCATCTTTATCACAAAATTGATTTAATTTATTGTTATCCCAAAACCAGCCTGCACTTGCCACAGCACCATTGGGTGTTTCTAAATACGCAATAGTACTGTCAAGATCCATATCTAATGCCTCTGCAAAGCGTGTGTAATTGTCACGCCCAGTCAATTGAATTAGTCCACGACCTCTAAATTTAAATCCATCACCACTAGCCTCATCACCGTTTTTCATACGATTGGCATACACACGATTAGCAATCATTTGTGGTTTACGTTCATATTGCTTTGCTAATTCTTCTGTGGGAAAATATTTCTTAAACGTGGTCATTAAACCTTTGGCACTATAATTAAGATTTTCTATAACAGCATTAAATCCGCCTGATTCATGTGCTATTTGTGCTAAGAATCCTGCTACACGTTTTGGATTTTCAAACATTTCGTAGTATTCTGCCACTGTGTTTAGTGGTTCTACATAACCTTCTAATATAGAGCGTTTTGTTTTTGGGCACATAGCCGTTAATAATTCTAATGTTACCATAATTCACCTTTATGCGTATGTTGCACCTACTGTGTACCAAGTTGTTGAACTGGATGCAATGTAGTGTAAAGTTGCACCGCCTGCCTGAGAAATTGATGCATTTGTTGCACCTGTATTAATTGCTGCACCGCCAGCCGGGAATACATTAACAGCGTTTGCGCTTGTATTTGTTATGTAAAGAACCATTCCTGCTGTAGCAGCGGGTAGTTGAACTCCATTCGCACCTGCTGATACAGTGCTTATTATATTGATGGTGTTTCCGAGAAGTGTCGCAGCTCCTTGTGTCGTACCAGCTGCCGATATTCCTGTCTGTACTGAATGCATCAAGTATTTGTTAATAGTCAAACCGCTTGGCCCGACTGATGTGACATTGGCGACGCCGCTTATACCAATTGTAACTATACTATTAAGTCCTAATACAAGATTTGATGTACCATTTGCTAAACTTGTTGGGCTTGCGCCTGAGAATCCTGACGTACCAGTGTAACCCGATGTGCCACTCCATCCTG